GAAGACCGCCGCCGCCTCAAGGGCATTCAGTCCACCGTGAAGAAGGCCGAAATCAAGGTGGAAGTCCTGCCTAAATACGTGCCGTGGGTGGATGGCGTGCTGGCCGCTGAAGGCGCGCAGCAGGACGACGTACTGATGTACGTGATGCTGTGGCGCGTTGATGCCGGTGATTATGCCGGGGCGCTCAAGATTGGCCGCCACGCTATACGCCACGGCTGGTCGATGCCGCAGGGCTTTAACCGCAACGTGCAGACGCTGCTGGCCGAGGAAATGGCCGACGCCGCCAAAAACGCCCTTGTGGCAAAAGCAGACTTTGACCCCGACCTGCTGATGCAGACGCTCGACGTGATTGGCGATCTGGACATGCCCGATCAGTCGCGCGCGCGTCTGCACAAATCGCTCGGCTGGGTGCTGCGCGAAAGCCAGCCGGTTTCCGCGCTGAACCATCTGCAGCAGGCCATGCAGCTCGACGAGCGCTGCGGGGTGAAAAAAGACATTGAGCAGCTGGAGCGGAAAATCCGCAACGCCAGCTGATAACCGGACGTGCCCACGCGCGGGGCGGCACGGGGTGGCGACAGGCAGCGCCGCATCAAAACCCCGTCCACCGCCCACCTATTCAGGAGAAATAAGGCATGCAGTTTGTAGCGCCGGAAAAGGCGACGGGAACGCCGGAAATTATCCCCAACAATTCATTCTGGCCGGACATCGATCTGGCGACGTTTCGCAGCGTGATGCGCGTTGACGGCACCGTGACGCCGCAGCGTCTGAAGCAGGTTGTGCTCACCGCGATGGCGGAAGTGAACGCTGAGCTGTACCCGTGGCGCGAACAGCAGGAGCTGCGCGGCTTTAACGGGCTGGCCGATGTACCGGCGGAGCTGCTGGCCGGGCGCAGCGTGCGCCTGCATCACTATGAGAATGCGGTGTGGTGCTGGGCGCGCGCGGTGCTGAACGAGCGTTATCAGGACTTTGACGCCACCGCTGCCGCTGCGAAGCGCGGGGAAGAGCTGGAAGACGCTACCGGCGATCTGTGGCGCGACGCACGCTGGGCCATCAGCCGCGTACAGAACGCGCCGCACTGCACCGTTGAGCTGATCTGATGAAGGTACGCGCGCAGCAGTACGACACGGTTGACGAAATCTGCTGGCGTCATTACGGACGCACGCAGGGCATGACGGAGCAGGTACTGCAGGCCAATCCGGGGCTGGCGGAGCACGGCCCCATTTTACCGCACGGGCTGGAGGTGGAGCTGCCGGACGTGACGGCGGCGGCCACCGTGCAGGCCGTCCAGCTATGGGACTGAATCATGTGGGAAAGAATCCGCGCCGGGATCGTCTGGTTTATTGCTGTCGGTATGGCATGGCTGGGCGACCTGTCGCTAAAAGACGTTTCAACCGTGGCCGGGGTATTAATCGGCCTGCTGATGGCAATCATCAGCTGGTACTACAAGCGCAAAACCTATCAGCTGCTGGCAGCAGGGCGCATCACGCGGGAGGAGTATGAATCTGCAAACCGTTAAGCGCTGCACCGTTGGCATGGTGCTGGCTATCGCCGCGACGATACCGGGTTTCCAGCAGCTGCACACCTCCGTCGAGGGGCTGAAGCTGATCGCCGATTATGAGGGCTGCCGCCTGAAGCCGTACCTGTGCGACGCGGGCAAATGGACCGACGGCATAGGTAATACCGTTGGTGTGGTGCCGGGCCGGACCATCACCGAACGGCAGGCCGCGGGGAATTTCATTACCAACGTGTTACGCGTTGAGGCGGCACTGGCGCGCTGCGCTGCGGTTTCCATGCCGCAGCCGGTCTACGACGCGCTGGTGTCGCTGGCGTTTAACGTCGGCACCGGCAACGCCTGCGCCTCAACCATGGTGGCGCTCATCAAAAAGGAGCGCCTGCGTGATGCCTGCTATCAACTGCCGCGCTGGGTGTACGTGAAGGGCGTATTTAATCAGGGGCTGGATAACCGGCGACAGCGTGAGCTGGCATGGTGCTTAAAAGGAGTAACAGCATGATGCGCGCGCTGGCGGCGATAGTGCTCGTTCTGATTGCCGCGCTTGGCGTGCAGTCGTGGCGACTCAGTACCGCCCACAACAAAATCGACGCGCAGGTGAAGGACTTAGCCGCGCAGGGTAAAAAGCTGTCGCAGAAAAACGGCCAGCTGATTGCCCTTAATATTCTGACGCAGACCAGCAGCCGGGCGCAGACGCAGCTTTACGCCGCCGCCGAGCAGAACGGCACGCTGTTGCGTGACCGGCAGCACACCATTGAGGAACTCAAACGTGAAAATGACGAGCTTCGCCGCTGGGCTGATGCCCCTTTGCCTGATCCTGTTATCCGGCTGCGCCAGCGACCGGCCCTCACCGGAGGTCAGTCTTACCGTGAGTGGCTGTCCGCGAATCACCCCGTGCCGCCTGGACGAAGCCGCGCCGCGCCGTAACGGCGACCTGCTGGCGCAACTGGATGACACCGAGGCCGCCTGGGCGGCCTGCGCCGACAAGGTAGATACCATTATCAGCTGCCAGGATAAAGACGATGAACAAGCCGCAGTCCTTGCGAAACGCCCTGAATAAAGCCGTGCCCTATGTGGCCGACAACCCGGACCGCCTGCACCTGTTCGTGGACAATGGCGCGGTGGTTGCCACCTCCGCCACGTCGATTTCGTGGGAGTACCGTTACACCCTGAACGTGGTGGTGACGGACTTCACCGGCGACCAGAATCTGCTGATGGCGCCCGTTTTATTCTGGCTCGGCGTCAACCAGCCGGACGCGCTGCAGAACGCCACCGAGCGCGAGCGGCTTTTCACCTTTGAGGCGGACATTCTCGGCAATGATCGCTGCGACATCAGCATAAACCTGAAGCTGACGGAGCGCGTGATCGTGAAAGAAGTGGACGGCGTGATGTCGGTTGAGGCCGTGCCGGAGCCGGAAGCGCCGGATGATGCTGACGAAGGCTGGACGGTGCGCCGTGGCTGAATTGCATGAGGTCGAGGAGTGGCTGGGTGCGCTGCTGTCGCAGCTTGAACCGGCCATGCGCACAAAGATGCTGCGTGAAGTGGCGCGCGACGTGCGGCGCATCCAGCAGAACAACATCACGCTGCAGCGCAGCCCGGACGGCACGGCATGGGAACCGCGCCGCGTCACTGCGCGAACCAAGCCGGGCCGTATTCGCCGCAAGATGTTTGCGAAGCTTAAAACGGCGAAGTATCTGAAGGCGCAGGCAAACGCAGATGTGGCTGAAGTTGCGTTTGTACCCGGCGTGCAGAAGCTGGTCCGCGTGCACCATTACGGCCTTCGGGACCGGGTAAACCGACGTGGCACCGAAGTTAAATATGCTGAGCGCCCATTGCTGGGAATCAACAATGATGTGGAAAATACGGTACGTGAGATATTGCTACACTGGCTTGCAGAATAGCTAAGATTCCATTTTTATTTTTTTCCATTCTTTTAAATCGCTATGTAATATTGGTGTGCATATTTCATCCGCCTTCCAAATAGGGCGAGCCGATGAATAAAAGATTGTTCTAAATGTATATTGGAATCTGTATTCGAAAATTTCCTTTCCATATTGTGCCTCAAGTAGAATATGTATGGCAGCAATGGAATTAATTAGAGATTCGAATGTTGCTAAATGTTTAGTTCCACCTCGATCATGTTTGACTTTGTTGTAAGCATCGTACCATGGAAGGGATTGTGTGTAGTTAGGCGCACTCCAGTTCTTGAAAGGACTAAATTTACCAAGGGTTGGATATGCAGGAAGTTCAACGCTATATTCATTTAGCCTCTGTATTGACAAACACCAGAAGTAATCAGCAGTACTATAATTTTTTTTTTGAGGTCTTCTGCCATTTTCGACTACTGAGCGTTGAAGTAGGTATTCAACCTCAGTGCATGAAACAATCAAAAGTTCTCTTAATCTGTTTCCGTAAGCAAGAAAGTTTCCAGATTCAGGTTCAATTGTTCTGAATATATCCAGTAATGATTCAATTATATTATCAAAGGAGCGAATTTCATCAGCCCTTTCATTAGAGTTGATTTGATGGGCACTTAAACCGGGTTCTCCACGATTAATTCTAGGATAATAGCTTCCTGCATCATCTACTCTTAGGGTTTTGATAACCTTGTGTGTGCTAATTCTGCCGCTCTGACTTATATGCCTAGTCATCGCTTCATGTATCATATCTTGAGAAATTACAAAACTATCAGGATCTGGTGACGCTGCTTTTAGCAAATTGAAGTAGGTTTTCCAATCACCGCCATCTATATAATTAGCAGGATAATTATAGGGAAAGAATCTGCACTTTCCGTCTTCAATCTGAAAGTAACCTATATGTCCACCCGATGTTTCGTAGATGTAATTTTCCATAATCCTTAAAGTCCACACAATTCATTGTGCCAATGACCATACAATTTTGATGAGGTGAGGTAAATATTTGTCGGTGTCATTGTAGGGTAATGAACGACAAACTCACCGAAATCATGCGCCTTATCACCAACCTGATCCGCACCGGTACCGTATCGGAAGTGGATAGGGATAACTGGCTGTGCCGGGTGAAAACGGGCGACCTTGAAACCAACTGGATTAACTGGCTCACATGCCGCGCCGGTAAAACGCGCACGTGGTGGCAACCGTCCATCGGCGAGCAGGTTGTGCTGCTGAGCCTTGGCGGCAATCTTGAAACCGCGTTTGCGCTGCCTGCCATTTATTCCGACGCCATCCCGCCGCCCGATTATTCAGAGAACGGTAGCACCACCGTGTTCAACGACGGCGGCTGGTTCCAGTACGAGCCGGACACCGGCCAGCTGCTGATTAAGAACATCAAAAGCGTGCGTATTGAGGCCGCCGACGGCATTCAGCTGATCACCGACCAGCTGGGCGTTGATGCCAGCCGAACGCTGATTAGCAGCCAGACCGTGATTAACGGCGACGTGACGCAGGGCGGCGGCAAGATGAGTTCAAACGGCGTAGTGGCAGATGCTCACGCCCATGACGGTGTGAAATCCGGCGGCGATATATCAGGAGGTCCGCATTGATGTATCTCGGCATGAACCGCGACACCGGCGAAGCCATCACCGACACCGAGCACATTCGCCAGAGCGTGCGCGACATTCTGATCACGCCGGAAGGCAGCCGCATCGGACGTCGTGAATACGGCTCGCTGCTGTCGGTGCTGATTGACCAGCCGCAGAACGACGTGGTGCGCCTTCAGGTGATGGCGGCGGCGTACACGGCGCTGAGCCGCTGGGAGCCGCGTATCCGTCTCAGTTCTTTAGGCATAACCAGCGCCTTTGATGGCTCCATGGTGGTTGAGCTAACCAGCCAGCGCGCCGACGGTTCACCACTCGCAATGTCAGTGCCTACGGGGGTGAACAGTGGCAGTAATTGACCTTTCGCAGCTGCCCGCACCGGAAGTGATCGAGGTGCCGGACTTTGAAACGCTGCTGGCCGAACGTAAGGAAGCGCTGATTGCGCTCTATCCGGAGGACGAACAGGCCGCCATGCGCCGCGTGCTGGCGCTGGAGTCCGATCCGATTGTGAAGTGCTTACAGGAAAGCGTGTACCGGGAAATTCTGCTTCGCCAGCGCATCAATGAGGCAGCGCAGGCGGTGATGGTGGCTTATGCGCTCGGCAGCGACCTCGATCAGCTGGCCGCGCGCAGTAACGTGCAGCGCCTGACCATCACCCCGGCTAACCCGGACGCCGTGCCGCCCGTTGATGCGGTGATGGAATCGGATGACGCGCTGCGCGTGCGGGTGCCGGAAGCGTTTGAGGGCTTATCGGTTGCCGGTCCGACAGCAGCTTACGAGTTTCACACCCGTAGTGCGGACGGGCGCGTGCAGGACGTGTCCGCCATCAGCCCGTCACCGGCGACGGTGCTTGTCACCGTGCTAAGCCGGGAAGGCAACGGCACGGCAGCCGCTGATTTACTGAATGCAGTGGACAAAGCGCTGAATGACGAGAGCGTGCGCCCGGTGGCAGACCGCGTATCCGTGCAGCCTGCAACCATCAACGACTATCGCGTGCAGGCGAAGCTGCACCTGTTCGACGGCGTAGCCGCCGCGCCCTGTCTTGAGGCCGCAAACGAGAGGCTTGCCGCCTACCTTATCGAACAGAAAAAGCTGGGGCGCAGCGTGCGCCGTGAGTCGTACGGCGCGGTGCTGCGCGTGGCCGGTGTGGACTGGGTGGAAATCACCGAACCGGCAGAAGACATCATCATGGACCGCACGCAGGCGGGCAACTGCACCGGAACGGACATCAGCGTGGCGGACGATGAGGTGCTGGCATGAGTAACAGCCTGCTGCCGCCCGGCTCATCCGCGCTGGAGCGCCGTATGGCGCAGGCGTGCAGCGGCATTTCCGGCCTGAAGGTGCCCCTGCGCGACCTGTGGAACCCGGGCACCTGCCCGGTGAACTTTCTGCCCTATCTTGCCTGGGCGTTTTCGGTGGACCGCTGGGACGAAAGCTGGGCGGAAAGCGTGAAGCGCAAGGTGGTGAAGGACGCGTTTTACATCCATCAGCACAAGGGCACCGTCAGCGCTATACGGCGCGTGGTGGAGCCGCTTGGCTATCTCATCCGCGTGATTGAGTGGTGGAAAAGCAACGACGTGCCTGGCACGTTCCGGCTGGACGTAGGCGTGCTGGATACCGGCATCACCGAGGAGATGTATCACGAGCTGGAACGCGTGATTGCGGACGCCAAGCCGTGCAGCCGCCATCTTATCGGGCTTTCAATCACCCTGGACGCAAACGGCACGGTGCCGGTGGCCGTTGCCAGCTACAGCGGCGACGAGCTGACCGTTTATCCCTATACCCCTGAACTTATCAGCGTCGGCGGGCCGGTGTATTCCGGCGCGGCGGTGCATCTTATCGACCTGACGGAAGTGAGCGCATGACGACAAAATATTTTGCCCTGCTGACGAATCAGGGCGCGGCTAAGCTTGCCAACGCTGCCGCGCTCGGCACCAAAGTGAACATCACGCAGATGGCGGTAGGCGATGGCGGCGGCGCGCTGCCAACGCCTGACCCGGCACAGACGAAGCTCATCGGCGAGAAGCGCCGCGCGTCGCTTAACTCGCTGACGATTGACGCCGCCAACGGCAGCCAGATTATTGCCGAGCAGATCATCCCGGAGGGCGAGGGCGGTTTCTGGATCCGTGAAATCGGCCTGTTTGACGCCGACGGCGTGATGATTGCCGTTGCTAACTGCGCCGAGACCTACAAGCCGCAGCTGGCCGAGGGCAGCGGGCGCACGCAGACGGTGCGCATGATTATCATCGTGAACAGCACCAGCGCCGTGACGCTTAAAATCGACCCGTCGGTGGTGCTGGCGACCCGGCAATATACCGATGATAAGGCGCTGGAGGTGCGCCAGTACGCCGACGGCCTGATGGATGCACACATCAAAGCAGCAGACCCGCATACACAGTACGCGCCCAAAGCCAGCCCGACGTTTACTGGTACACCCAAAGCACCAACGGCGGCGGCGGGGAATAACTCCACGCAGCTGGCAAACACGGCCTTTGTGCAGGCCGCACTGGCCGCGCTGGCTGGCGGCGCGCCTGCGGCACTGGACACCCTCAAAGAACTGGCCGACGCGCTGGGCGGTGACGCGAATTTCTCCACGACTGTGCTTAATAAGCTGGCTGGAAAAATGGACATCGCTAGGAACGGCGCGGACATTGCGGACGTATCAGCGTTTCTCAAAAACCTTGGTTTGGGCGAAGCAGCAAAACGCGATGTCGGGACCGGCGATAAGCAGCTGCCTGATATGTCCGCCTTCGGCTATTCACGTAATGGGCAGAACGGCTGGTCAATGCTG